AAGTGTAGAAATCAGCCCAGCAGATCGTGAGAAGTATTTTGTAGATTTGGTTGAGCTTAAACGTCTGGTGGAGTCTTTGAAAATCATCAACGATTTAGGTGGAGTTGAGAAGCTAACGCCTGCATTCATTACGACAGATAAGCATGTTGGTTACACGCATGTTCGCATGGTGGGAAATGGGAGATTGAGCTTTCTTGATGATTTTTGCGACTTCATTCCAGATGGTTCCATTTCAATTAAGCGTGTGATGACTGCTATCCGCGACCACGAATCAATATACGGAGGCGGTGAATCTCATGCCAACTAGATATAACACAGGCGAGTATAGCTACGATCTTGAATATCACTATGGAGATATGTCAGCAAGCATGGAGATGCTTAGAGCACGTTTAATTGAATTGTTGACTCCTCATCTGTCTGGCCGTTATGTGAAATGGAGAGAAGCATATTTCAAATGGTTTACAAAGTGCGGCGGGGATTCGGGGTGGATGTTTTGTGTAGGTCCACACGAATTTCATATTGATGGGGCGTTAAGGCGCTATTACTCAGGTTCTATTGATATTACCTACAACCAGAAAGATCGATATTTCTTGGTGGGTGAGAAAAAGAAAGTCAAATGTAAGGCTTGTAAGGGGTTTGGCTTCATTCGAGATGATGGGTGGGGGCATATAGATAAATGTGAAATGTGTGATGCAGAAAAAGGAGCCAGCCATGAGTGAGTTTGAGGGTAAATCTGGAAAGTGGGCTTGGGAGATTCAAAAAGAACAACAAGCGAAAGTGGAGGAGCTGCAAAAGCGTTTAGATGGGGCATTAAAAGAGACTCAATATGCTTTGCAGTATGTTGAAGAAGACATGCGCGGCAATCATGAATTTCTACAAATGGCAATGATTCGAACCCTTAAAGCTATAGAGCAAGTGCTCAAAGGTGGTGCTTGATGTCATCAGTCAGCATTGCTGAATACCGCAAGTTATTTCCGATAAAGAAAAATAAAAAGCGGCGTTCAGCAAAGCAAGTTGCCAGACAACCAAGTGTGGGTGAAATGGTTCTGGCAACGCATTTAAGAGCATGCAAGATCGGTTTTGAACAGGAATATAAGTTCCATCCAAAACGCAAATGGAGAGCTGATTTTCTGATTACTGGTACAAAAATTTTAATTGAGGTGGAAGGCGGGATCTGGAGCGGAGGCCGTCATACAAGAGGTAAGGGCTACATAGGGGATATGGAGAAATACAACTCCGCAGCAATGATGGGTTTTACAGTTTTACGGTTCAGTACTGAGCAAGTGAAAGCAGGCGTGGCGATTAAACAAATTGAGCAATTGGTGGGATGATTATGAATATGGCAGCGCAACAACACATTTTACAAGCGGTCAATTGGTCTAAATATAGTTTTGAAGAATGGTGCCGACAGCTTGGGGCATGGCTTAACGGCGATACTGAAACAATGGTCAAAATAGTTAAGACGATGCCAACTAAACGCATCACTCAACAGCAACGCGAAAAGTTAATGGCTATGTATATGGGGGATGAGAGTTTAAAAGATCGCTTGTGTATTCGCCGTAAGGGTACTTGTTGTGAGTTAAATGACAATGAAGCGCGGGCAATACATAAACTCCTACTTGATCTTCAGACTATCGAGGATGAGATTGTTAATGAATGGATTGGGGCAATCTGGTGGCATTATGTAATGGGGGAGTCTATACGAGACATCGCAAAGAGTAATGATACTTATGGGTCGCAAATCCAACAGGACATTAAATGCGGTTTAGCATTTATTAAATCTCGTTATCCCCATTTTCAATTTGATAAGTTTATAAAAACAGTTGTAGTTGAAAATCAATTTTCTTGACTGTAAATACAGGGTGTGGCATATTCGTGCTATAGTGTTCGAAGTGTAAGTAAAGCACTAGTATTAAAGCTCATCATTTGGTGGGCTTTTTTGTTTTGTGTATAATTAAATATTATTAATAACCAAGAAGATCGCAAAGAAATGAAGAGTGAAATTATCGATAAAATAGAATCTTTTCTTAGTTCTCAAATTCAAATGTTCGAAATGTTTGGGGAAAGTAAACAATTGGAAAAGCTCAAGGAACAATTGAGTCATTTTAAAATACGAGAACATGTTATAAATGATGGATTGAAGCAAGGTCTTTCTTTGGAGCATATGGAAAGATTGGTTCTAAAATATCTGAGATTAATGCTGATAAATATTGGTTATCCAAGTGATGAAGAATTCATAAAAGAGCTAGACAAGGAAATTGATGAATATACGAATATTTTGGGTTATCGTTAATATTAAATATTCATAAACCTATAGATGACTGAGCATGGCTTAGTTATATGCTATAGTCCAGTCTAATTAAAAGCTGGTTAGCAAAATGAATATCTGTGTTGGTGGTGATTTGGATGGGCAAGTGATAGAAAAAGAAGGCAGATTACTAAAAGCTTCTGACATTGATCCATCATTCAAAACTGAGTACTACAAACAGATTTACAACCGTGACAATACGGTGTTCCATTTCTGGTTACCAATTGGATCTGACTTACATGACATGTCAGAGAAAGTACTAACTATTCTTAGAGCACCTAAAAACTAGTTTTATCGTTTGCCGGACGTATTACGGCACAAGAAGCTCCGCTACATACTAGTTATTGGCGGGGCTTTATATTTTTACAATTTCGAAATATATTATTTTTTTTAATTTTGGAAAAGAATAATGACAGTAGAAAATAGAATTGAAGAGGCTAGAAGGAACTATAGCGAAAAATATGGTACTGAACCTGAATTTGTTTTAATAGAAGCAGATGCGGCCTCATTCATTCATGGTAAACGTTTTAATGGTGGGGATATGGCTAATAAAGATTATACTTTAAAAGCTGTAAATCAACTCAGTGGTTGTATACCTATTTTAGTTCCCAAATATGGTCATGAATTTAAGTTATTTGAAGAAAAAGATCTTCTTCAAGCAATAGAGCAATTTAATCAAGGTAATATTGAAAATAGATGTGTAAAGATTAAAAAAGAAGTACCTACAGCTTGGCTTGATTCTCCCCTAAAAAGATCAATAGCTAATTATAGGCTTGAAGTTGTTGAGATTCCTGTTTCATATGTAGATGCTTTTATGACGTATAAGGAATCGAAGTCTAGTTAATTATAAGCCTCCGAAAAGGAGGTTTTTTTATTTCTGGAGTAATTATGAAAAACGAAGTTGGCTTTCATGTTCCTGTTCGTCCAATGCCTCCAGAATGGCTTTTTGAAATGGATACACCAAACTTTGCACCAGCTCCAGAAATATGGGAATGGATTAAACAAGTATTTCTAGATCCAAAATCGAAATTATTTAATCCTGATCACATGCACTTACGTTCATTTCGATATCCCGATATTGCTGTGATGTGGGCTAGATCTGGCTTTAAAAAGCAGGGACGTCAGGTTATCGGTACTACTGAAAAAGTCATGATCAATGCTGGTGGTTGGAAGAAAGAACGACAAGAAGAACAATACATCCAGTGGTTCAATTATTTACCTGAATACTTAATTACTTTTGATGCTTCATATTCACGTATAGCAAGTGATGTGAACTTTTGTGCTTTGGTTGAACACGAGCTTTATCACATTGCACATAAGAAGGACCAATACGGAACACCAGCATATAACAGAGAAACTGGTATGCCTAAGTTAGCTATTCAAGGTCACGATGTTGAAGAATTTACAGGTGTTGTTCGCCGATATGGAGCAACTGAGGATGTTAAACGAATGGTCGAAGCAGCTAATAAAAGGCCTCAGCTCACACGTGCTGATGTTCATTACGCTTGTGGCACTTGTAACTTAAAGGTGGTTTAAATTTTTTTTGCCACTCTACTTGGACGTACTTGGACGGATAGAGATAAATGGCAAGGCTTAATAAACGGGTGAAACTCTATATAGTACGGTCACTTGCTACCTATGAGACACCTAGTGAAACAGCAAGAGGCGTCCAAGAAGAATTTGGTATCACCGTAACCAAACAGCAATGTGAAGCATACGACCCAACAAAGAAAACAGGGCAGGACTTAAGCGAAGAATTTAAAACTGAGTTCTACAGAGTGCGCAAGGAAATGAACGACAACCTTAGCGCAATCCCAATCGCAAATATTGCCTACCGCCTCAAGCGTCTACAACGGTTCATCGATCATGAACAATTCAAAGAAAACCCAGTCATTGTGCCGAGCCTTTTAGAGCAGGCAGCTAAAGAGGTTGGTGGACTTTATACCAATCGAAAAGAAATTACAGGCAAAGACGGCGGTCCAGTCCAAACAGTTAATTCAGAAATTCCAGTTCCAATGGAAGATTACTTAAAAGCGCGGAGGGAAGTCTTAGATGAGTACTGATGCGGCTCGGGATAAAGCCATCCGGATCGAGGCGCAAGAAGATTTATATTTCTTCACAAGGTACATGTTTAAGGAGCGCCGTGGTTATAAATGGATGCAGAACTGGCACCACTTAGAAATCTGTGAAGCTTTGATGAAAGTTTATCGCGGAGAGATAAAGCGGTTAATTATTAACGTTCCACCACGATATTCTAAAACTGAAATTGCTGTAATTAATTTTATGGCTTGGTGTTTTGGAAAGAAGCCTGACTGTGAGTTTATTCATATCAGTTACTCGGCAATGCTTGCCGCAAATAACGCCTTCCAGATTCGAACCCTTGTGCAAGAAGAGGCGTATAGAAAAGTCTTTCCCGAGCTTACATTGCGTGATGATAGTAAGGCTAAAGACTTCTGGAGAACTTCTCAAGGCGGTGT